GCATCGTGTCCGAGCACTGGGTCCCACTTCTCAGTCAAGATATCATATGGTGTGTTGTCAGAAAAGTTCATTTTAGTAATATCTCCTGTTGAGTAAAATTATTTAGTAAATTTAAAGTTTCTTGTTAATTCGTCCCAATGCGCTTGCGTATCCTTCTACCAAAGTTGTTGGGACTTGTTTGACTTTGGCAAAAGTTTGTTCTTCTGTGATTACCTTGGTTGAAACGGGTCTTGTTCCTTGGAGGTAGTTTTCCTTGATTGCAACGAGCTTGTTTCGGTATTCGTCAACGCTTTCAAAGCTGACACTTTCCATCAAGGATTGCAATTTGGCAATTTGTGTGTCTGCCAAGTCTCTTGTTTCTGCAACAAAGATTCCAGCACATTCGCTCAAAGAAACTTCTTTCTTCAGCTCAATGTTTGTGTTGATTACTTGGTTCAATTGCTCTTGAAGTTCTTTGTTTTGGGCATAGAGTTCATCAAGAACATTGTACTTCTCTGCAGGAACATCGATGTAGTGATTCTCAAAAAGATTCTTGAGACCTACGATGAAGTTTTCAGCAATTTGAGTCTTGACTCCTTGCTCGACAGCAACTGCGTTTTCTGTCATCCATTCTTCTACGACGTACTCCAAGTAGTCATCTACTTTTTCTACCAAGTTATTTGTAACATTGGTGAGGTAATTGGCAACGTTTTGGTCAATTTCCTCAAGAACCAATGCAACGTTGTTTTCGGTTTTTTGCTGAACGGCTGCTTCAAAAACTGCTTCAAGCTTGGAAACCAGCTCATCTGATGCATTGTCTTCGCCCAATAGAGCAACAACAGCATCTCGGAACTGGGCCTTGTGTGCCTCTTCCATTTCCTCTTGTTCAGATTCTTCCTCGGTTTCCTCCTGTTCCTCTGCCTCTGGCTCTTCTTCTTGTTGAGCACCACCGCCCATTACAGGAGCAGCACCGGCCATTGCAGCGGCTTGTGTTGGAACTTGGGAACGCATTTTATTTGCCATGCTAAAATCTACAGCAGCAGGAAGCATGTCGCTCTTACCGTCTGGGAGCATACTGGTACCGTTTGCTGGCATTTGCATGATTGTTTCTGTCAATGATAATTTATTTGCTTTTTTCATGTCAATTTGTCCTTGAACTTTAATTATTTATAAAAATTTATAACCTAATACTTCCCGCACCGGATGCTATTTGTTGATATTGTCTCTTTCCTAGTTTTGATATCTGGTCGCTTACGTAATCGACACCCATTACTTTGGTTGCATAATCAAAAGGATCAGCACCAAGAAGTGCAAGACGACCCAATTTTCCTGAAATTGCAGAACCAAGCTGACCCATGTTAGTGTTTAGCGCTGCGGCTGCAATACCAGTCTTTGCAGCCTTTGATATTGCATACCGACCAAGTTTTGCCAAATTTACACCCTTTTCACCAACAAAAGGAACTCCTAGCATTTCAACACCGGCACCGGGATCTGTATTGTAACCCATGGTTCTTTTGAGTGTTCCTAATGCGCCAAGGTATTCTAAACTTGGTTGATTTGAAGATTTTTCTTTTTCCAAATCATATCCTTGTGCTTTAAGGCCACCCTTTAAAGCAGCATCGTAATATTTTTTATCGGACATTGGTTTTACACTTGAAAACATGGGATTTTGTTTAACATTTGCTGCTTGTTCACCCGGTGTAAGTAATTGTCCAGATCCACTCCAATCTGGACCTAGTTGTGGTTTTCTATTGGCACCACCAAAAGGAGCACCTGGACCCGTAGAACCACCACTGCCGGGAGGAGTTTGCTCATTTAATACTCTGAGCAAAAAAGATTTTGTTTGTTCATCAAGATACATTATAGATTTTTAAAGAATTGATTGAATACCTTTACCATATTCTCGGAAAGATTCTTTTTGGAAGACTTCTTTATCAAATTTTTTGCTCTTTGAAGTTGTCTTTCTTCCCAAATCCCGTTGTCAAAAACCCACTCTTTTCCTTCCATGATTCCATTTACGAAAGCATTTGGGGCAGAAGGATCAGCAACAATGTCGATTGCAGCCAACATAAAATCTTCTTGAACTTCTTGATAGCCATTCTTGGCCTTCAGAGAGCCCATTCCTCTTGTTGACACGCCTAGCTGGGCACCTTCGTCAATTAGGTTCTTTACAATCTTTCCCATTGGAGTGTCAAGAACTTTGGCTTTTCCATATACGTTCTTTCCATCCTCATGAAGTTCCTTGACTATGTGAGAAACCCTGTCAAGATTTACTGTGGGTCCTGTTGGATGGTTGAGTTCACCGAGAGCACGCCCTTTGTTTACATATTCTGTGATGTATCTTCCAGTTTCTTTGGCGAGCGTGTTTTTTGGATATATTCTTCCGTTTCGATTTTTTACATCGGATTGCATAAAAATGCCTTCAATGAAGTAATTCTTGTCTCCATTGCCGACATTTTCTTTGATATACTTGATGTCTTCTGTTAGTTCTGTAATTAACTTCATTAGTTAACCTTTATTTGGTGTTACTGGCTCAGATCCATCTTGTTCTGCTAAATTTATACTTTCAAATATTACCTTTGACATTTCCACATACTTATTTGACAGAGCTTTACCAACCTTGTCGTATAATACCTCTGACATGTTTTTCTTAAATTCTACTGCATTTTCTTCTATTACGCTTTTCATCAGGTCCCGTGTGGTTTTGCTCATCTGAATAGTCCTTTTGATTTTTGATAAAAATCTAAATGTTGTTTTAAAGAATTTGAGGAATCAAAGACATTTTCGGTCATCAGCTTTTTGGATTTTTGTCCTATATTGTCAAACAATTCCTTAAGTGCCTTTACTTCAAATTCAGTAATATTTATAATACTTCCATCTTTTAATTGAATTTTTCCAGGAGATTCAAGTACTTCCAAAAATACTTTAAGATCTTTGGTGGATTCGTTTACTTCTTGAGTGTAAAACAAATTTTTATAACTTTCATCTATAACATCGGAAAGGGCGTTGTTTAGCTTTATCGACAAACTTTGAACCAGATTTTTTTTAAAATAAGGTTCATTGTCCTCCAACAAGGCATTTATTCCATTTTTTATGAGTTTGTGAGAGATGTCCGTCATTGCTGTTGTTCCTCTTGCCCCTGTGCATCAATCTGTTGCTGTGCCATGAGAGCCATCTGCTGAGCCTGAAGCTTTTGATTGTCCTCGGCCATTTGCTTATCAAGTTCCTGCAACTCTTGTTCTGTTTGACGCAATATCTTTCTTCTGACATATTCAACTGAAAAGTATTTTCCAAGATATGGTTCAACAAAGGAAAGAATTTTCATTCTTTCTGCAAGTATTTCGGTTTCCTTTAGATCCCAGAAATAGTTATCGGTATTGTAAATGAACTTAATGTCATTCTTCAGTTCATACCAATCATCATCCGTCATTACACCCTTAAGGATCAATTGAACTCTCAGGAAATCCAGGAACATGTAGGAGAACTGATGTCGAAGTCTTTCTATGAATTTGTAGAACTTAACTTCTTCTCTTGTGATCTCCACGGATCTGCCCATATTGAATCCGGTTTGATCCGCCATCAATCTGCTTAGAGGAACGTTCAAGGATGAATATAGCTTTTTCTTGAAATAGTCTACGTCCTCTATTTGTGACATGGCGTTTCCACCAGGAAGAGTTATGATTTCGGTTCCCCTTGAGCCCTCTCTTCGTGGCAACCAGTAGTCTTCCAATATTGAAAGGTGATTTCTTTCATCACGAACCTCGCCAGTTGCCTGATTGTAAATAAGTCTATTTCTGAAACGACTCATCATGTCTCTCATGTACTGTTCGGCTTTTTGCTTTGGCAGCTGGCCTACGTCCACGTAGAAGACTCTTCTTTCTGGTGCTCTTGCAACTCTGTAGACCAACAGAGAATCTTCAAGTTGACGCAACATGTTAAGAGGTCTTATTGCCTTGTGCAGATAACCCAAAACACGTTTTGAGTTTAGATCAATTATTCCTGATGGACAATAAACAACACTGTCAATTGACAGCTTCAGACCGGATGGTCCTGTTGCCAAAAACGTGTCTTTCTCCGTATTTGTGTAGAGATAATATTCCTCAATGTTCTTGATTACCGAAATTGTTTGGTTTGAAACTTTTTCGGGTTGTTTGTCTACTTTTCTTATTTTTTTGATCTTCAGTGGATCTATTGGAATTATTTCCTTTATTCCATCTGTTGGTCTTTCTTTATCTATTACGATATTGTAAAAGATTTTTGAGTCAATATACCATCGTCTAAAAATTTCATAGGACTTACCATTAAAATCCAAAAGCTGTACGATTCTGTCAAATTCTTTGTAGACCTTAAGCTTTATCTGTTCTGGAATTGCCACGTCCTTTAAATCTATTTTCAATGGTTTTTTGTCCACACCAGGAACAATAGAAGCATTTACAATTTCATCTACTGCATTGTCAATTTCAGGATAAACCGACATGTTTCTGTATTGTATGATTGCCGAATTTTCATCTCTTAAATTTACACCGTAATCAAGAGCAGAGCCATAGAAACCTCCTGCTTCAACGGTTACGGTACCATCATACATTTCAGGTGCCGCAAACGATCTTAAAGCTTTTTCTTGCTTTTCCTCTTTTGCACCTTGTTTTCTTCCAAACTGAAATCCAAAAGCTTCAATTTCCATATAATTCCTTCACTTAAGTTATATCTCTTATGTTTATGTAGTCGTAAATCAAAACAACGTCAAACACGTTTATGGTATTTGGCCTGTTCATGTTAAAATTTATGGGATTTATTACTTTTGGCCAGCAACCAAAAAGAGTCATTTGCTTAAGAACATTTGAATTCGTTTCGTCACCATTTAAGTTTAGGTGATTGACTCTCCAAGTTGCCTTAAATGTATCTGGTCTGTGATTCAATACAGAAACGTCCACATTGTTTTCGTCGTGGTCGTTTAATGCATCTTGCCACTTTTGGAATGCTGCCCACAAATCACCAGATCCAGTATCATCCATCACGGAAATGCTCCATGCAGAATAAGTTTTTTCTCCTGGATAGTGTGATTTTCTTCCTCTATAATCATAGCTCAGAGTGGTTGTCTGCAGGGCCGGGATCTGCGTTGCACGAATGTGAAATCTGCTTACTCTCGTTCCATTTGAAAAAGGAATGTTTCCATCAACATAAAACCTGTTAAGCCTTGCTCCGCCCTGAAAATTTTGTTTAAAATCGTTAAGCATCAGTTAATTGATTGAATTTTTAGATAATCAAATGTTAATGTTACACGAAATACGGATGGTTCAACGGAACCCATATCCAGGGTCAAGGCTCCGATTTCACTGGGCCAACAATTAAACAGTTCTATTACTCTCAAATCGTTTCCATTTAAATCCAATTGACGGATTTTCCATGTTTTTTGAAGATTTGAATAGGAAAAATTGTTTCCCGACACTTGGTGGGTTTCGTGGCCATCCATTAACTCTTTCCACTTATTGAACGCTCTCCATATGTTTCTGTCATTGCTGTCATCATAAACATCAACTGCCCAAACAGAGTATTGGCGATCTCCTGGCAAGTAATATGCTCTTCCCCTGTAAGGAATTGATATTGTTCCAACTTCATTTCGTGGCAACGATGATGCAAAAATTTTAACTCTAAGATCATTCAAGCTGGGAGAGCTTATGGCAGATGGCCAAAATCCAGAAACAACAAATTTGTTGGCTCTTGTT